CTAGTTCATCACCTGGTTTTACCAGGCTTCTGAATAGACCACTCCAGTTGTCCGTTGGATATTTCATCTTTCGGGCTATGGGAACACGTATACGGTACTCCTTCCTTTGATAGGAAGGCTTCGTCGGGATAACCGACGAATGAACCCGTGTTCTCACGCTGTCATTGTTCAGGGAGCGATCCCGAATATCAAACACTCCGGCATAGCTGCCGTCGTGAACGATATCCTCATGAACAAACGGTTTGGTTGCATCCCTTTCGGGAATGCTTCCGTACCAGCTAGTCACAAGTGAACGCAGACGTTCGGTTTCAAAACAACCGTATTTCTTCGCGAAGTTATTCACGAAGGCGATTGTTCTGAATCTGGACTCGTCGTCATCTGTAGGCATCTGTCTAAGGCGGATCGGCGTTACATCAACACCGTTGATGAACTCCCCGCCACACGATTCCCGGAAGGGACCGTGGACAAATGACTTGTTACGGTTGACCATGAGGCCAGCCATTTCAAGTGCGGTAATAACCCCATTTGCGATGGAGCAGGGTACCATGACGTCGTCGCCATAAACAAGCACTGGGGTTTTAAATTCCAGTTGCGAGTGGGCGAGGACCGCTTTGCATATCGACCAGATACATAGTGCCATGACAGGGAAGCAAGTTGCTGACCCCATTGGTGCATGTTTATGTAGTCTCAGTATGTCACCATCAGGAAGCATCGTTTCTTCGCTCCTACAGGCATATAGCGCTTCGACCCACTTGCGTGGGAAGAGTTCGCTAACAAGCTTGAGGGAAACACGATCGGATGCATCCTTAAGGTCCAAGCTACAATACTTCAAGAACCTGTGAAGGTCCTCTTGGCTATCATAGTAATGGACGGGTGAACGCGAGCCCTTGTACACTTCTAGCTTGCGAAGGCTATTACGTATACAATGACTACTCTCGAGTAACTCAGAATACGGTACGTGCTGGCCAGTGGCCAGCATGCACAATACTCCGCGAGTACTTCCGAGTCTGGCGGCATGCCAGTTGATACTTTGGTCGGTGAAGTTGACTTCACCCCTGGTAAGACGATGCCTCTCGACATGACGAACTATCTTCGTCATGACGCCCTGCTGAATCCACATAGTCTCCCTCGGTTCGCAGCTGATTAAGCGCGGACCGCGGCAGTCTTTTGGAACCAACAAGACTTTGGCTCGAGGCACATTGAGTGTCCCAGTCCACAGTTGCGGCTCACTTTCAAGGTGAGCTAAACCACATGACCAGTACTTCTCGTAGTGCCAAAGACGATCGATTTTCTCGACCATCCTTGGCCTACTCCAGCGCTCGTGAG